TCCACAACAACTGTAAATGAAACTATTCGCCAAATTGATTATCAGACAGGATGGAGTTACACAGTCACGGGGACAAATATCAACATTCCCTCAACACCAGCAGTAGGAACACCTTATACCATTATGGAAAATGGTGCTCCATTCCAGTTCTCGGAAACTTATTCGGGACCAGGAATGATCAAGGACACAACTGTGAATCGCACAACTACCATAATGTCGGTCACAGATACAACAAGTGTCTTCACACAATAGCATCCGTCCTTGTTCTCACTGCCTCTGTGACCCCTGCATTTGCGGAAGGAGATGTTCCAGTAACAGCAGTTGCGAATCCTCAAGCAACTTCTACAGGAAGCGTAACAAACCAGGCAGTACAGGTCTTACAGGGACCCTACGTAACCAACTCATACGGTGGTGGCGTAAGTTGTCAAGGGCCAACCTTTAACTTAACTCCATTCTACACAACAACTCATAGTGGTCAGAGACCTTATGAGGATTATGCAAACCTTGATAATGACCCTACAACCCCTCTGGAGAGGACTGGACAGAAGGATAACTTCTCTGGTAATTTTGGCATCTCTGGCACGATCTCAATACCCTTAGATGGTGGATTACAATCTCGTTGTAAGGCAGCAGCAGAAGTCTGGACTAATCGCCAGAGGGCGGAGACCGATAAGGCTCGTCTTGATTTTGAACTCGTCCGCCTCTTGAAATGCGGTGAAGCCATGAAGGCAGGAATCCATTTTCATCCTCAGTCTCCGTATGCAAAGATTTGTGCAGACGTTGTTGTTGTTCCCACTGGAGGTACTGTTCTTTCTTCTGTAGTTTCAACTCCTTCTGGAAAGCCTTTACAATCTTCTTCTTCAAATCCAACTGGGCAGCGAAGTCAACCTGTAACTCGTAAGGCGTCAGATCTCGGTGGAGCCGTTTCTTTGCCTGAACGTAAATCTGCTGGACGATAGGTTTCATCTTCTTTACCATCCATTCCACCAAAGATTTCCCAACAATAGCCGCAGCAACGGAAGCAGTAGCAGTAGTCCCAGCAAGCATAACTTGCTCTTTAGGAGGAATTGGGACTTCTCCGATGAGGGGTACTTCAATGACTGGTACTCCTAAGTTTGTTGTTGGTGGTGGAACTACCTGTTGAACTGATTCTGGTGTCTGAACAGCAGGTATCTGTGGGGCTGCAGGAGGAGGAAGTTGTCTAGACTTCTCCTCAATTTCATCTTTCTTTTCTTCATTCTGTTTTTGACCCTCAACCATCTGTTTCCATTGTTCCATTGTGGGAACATCAAGTTGTTCATAATAAGGTAAGTTTGCAGACGGTACTTCTACCACAGGTTTCTGCAGAGTTCTTATTGATGGAGGCTCAAAAACAGGAGGTTCCAATCGACGAACGACTGGAACCTCAATTTGTGGTATTTCTATTGACTTGATTTCCATTATTAAAATGGAAGTCTAATACTTCCTGTATTCAATTTGGGAATAGGTAATTTTTCAAATGCCTTTGCTACTTGTTTTTCTACAACAGCACCAACAAACTCTTCTGGGTTGTCTAAAATCTTTTGTGCTTTTTGGTAGGTCATATAAGCACCTACACCAATCGCAGCACTAATGCTTAGACTTGCTACTGACAGAATCAAACTCAGGTGTTTCATAGTTATTCTCCCGCTAAACTTTCTTTACTTTGTTTTAGGAATTTTGCAAGATCGGCTGTAGAACCAACAAACATTGTGTTGTTGATTGTCGTTGGATTTTTAGACTTTGGATCCTCTTCAAGATCACGCAATTTTTGTTGTAGTTGCATTAGTTTGTCAGTAGTATCACCGACACTCTTAATCAATTGACCAGCAACTTCATATGCTCTTGGTGACTGAGTTTCGTCAGCAAGCTCCATAATTCCATTCAAAGTCTCTTGTCCCTTTTCTATCAAAGAATAGAGTTGTCCACGAGTATATTCATAATCTTTTTGAATCTCGTTTTTAAACTTATTTTCCTCTTTTTTAGAAATTGCAACTGGTTCTGTTTCTACAATTGCAGAATCAATATCTAAGGCTTTATCGATCGAATCAAAATCTTTCATGATTATCCGTCATTCTGAGTTCCAGGTTGATAGTTTCTAGAGTCTGTGAAGAAACTTACAGTTTCATTAAAACCAAAATCATCATCTGGTCCAGCACTAATTGGATCTGGTTCAACTGTATATCTCATTTCTCTCTTAGCACTGGATACTGTTGTACCAGAATATTGATCGACTTGAACCTTACGAATGAGACCATCAGTAGTCTCGGAAATGGGTCCAAAGAGATAAGTCTTTGCGGTAAATCTAAGAGTGTAAATTAAGGCTCTTCTTGTTTCAAAGTTGCCTTCATAGTCATCTGTAAAACTAATACTTTCCAAAACAATGGGAACATCTTTTTTCTCATTGATGGAACTAATCAGATCAATTGTAATATTGAAAGAAGGTTGAAAATATGGTAGGATTTGCTCTACGATTTGTAAAGCATCATCATTTAACTTTGCCAAAACATTGAGTTCAAACTCAATATTATAAGGAACTGGCATGTAAACCTTTTTCAGGTTTGTACCATCGGATGCTTTAAAAGTTTGAGTGATAGATTGTTTTCTAGATGGATCATAAGTGATACCAGTCATTTCAAATGACAATCTTGGCAAAGTTAAAGCAACAGTCTTGTTTAATTTTGGTTGCTGTTCAATTCTTGCGAGAAATTTTTGAACAGGTCCATAAGCAATTGCTACCTTGAGATTGCTAGCCGTTCCGCCAGACCCATCATCATGTTTGATATGGATGTCATTGAAGATCGTACCAAAAGCAATGATTGTCTTTCGTATGACCTCATGATAGTAGTATTGTCCTAACATTAGTATTCACCAAATGGGTTTGACTCAGTAAAATCAACAATTCCAAGTGCTGCATCTTCTATCTCATCATTCTGGAAGATGTCTGCACCTGTTCCAGAAGACTCGACGTTATCCGTGTTATAAGAAACAACTGCATAAGTTGCGCTTGATGCAGCTCCAATAACGATTTCTCCTGGGTAGAAAGATCCACTATTGGCGACGATTCTCAATACATTGGTATCAGTATCCCAAGATCTTACTCTTCCAGTTGTACCAGAACTTTGTCCGGTAACTAGTTCGTCGGTTATAAATGTTCCCACGCCAGTAATGATCGGAGGATCTTGAATTGTGATTGTGGCAGCGGATCCAACTGTGTATCCTATACCAGCATCTCTTATATAGATAGATCCGATACCAGAGGTTAAGGGATTCTTAATTGCTACAAGCGATGCGGTAGTGAATCCAGCGTATGCTGTATTTGGACCACCAACACTTACAATTGGTGCTGGACCATAATATCCAGATCCTTCAGATCCAACACCGATAGTGACGTTTTGGAGTCCAGTGTCAGTAAGAACTGCAGTCGCGGCCGCACCAGATGCTCCTGTTCCTCCGCCAGTGATAGTGATAATTGGTGGAACCAGATATCCACTACCACTATTCTTAAGTAAAATTTCTTTCAGAGAGTATACTCCATTCTTATTGGTAATAATACCAACAGCAATAGGAGTACCTCCAGATGGAGGAGATGCAACTGTAATAATTGGTGGTTCTGTATATCCAGTACCATCGTTAGTGACAAGAATCTTTCTAATTTGTCCTGTTACCAACTCACTAGCGGCTGCACTAGCACCAGCGGTATTTCCTGTTCCAGTCAGAACAAGACGTGTGATATATCCAACATCGTCCATTGCATCTTGAATTTCTTCGATGCTTGTATCAAATACTTCATCTTCATATTCGAAGAGTTCGCAAGATAATTCGTAGATGTAATTTTTACCTAACTGATAAAAAGGATTTTCAAATTCAACATGCTTAACTTCAAAAAGTCTTTGTCCAAGAGGGAAGAAAATCAAATCTCCTTCTCTTGGTCTTTGATCTAGAATTACTTCATCATCATCAAACGCTTCTAAAAACTCTCCAATAAAAGTATCAAATCTTTCTTTGGAAAGTGTTAAAGATAGTTCATTAGTGGATTTTATTCCAAACTTTGTAAGGACATCAGAATTCTTTCCATATCCTTGAAAGTTATTTACATATGCCTCAATGAGATAATTATCATCAAATTCGGAAGTTGTAATCTCCCGTAAAACGGTTTCGATATTCTTTACTTTTCTTGGCAAATAATAAACGTCAACACCATAAATCTTCAGGTGCTCGTTAATGAGATCCTGTATCAGATATTGCTCGTTAGCTGTGCCCTGAAGAAAAAATGGGTTGAGTGCCATTATCCAATATCATCCATAGGTGGAAGTTCGTATGTAGACTGGAATTCATCCATAAGTCTGGTGATTTCAGTCACAGCATCATCATAAAGTTGACGCCCGTTTAGTTCAATTCCGCCAGGCAACTTAACGCCTTGGAACTTGATTAAATTCTGACCCCACTGTCTCTTAATGAGAGAAACAACGTATCTCTTTAACCAACTATCATTATATATTTTGGTAAATTCTTGAGGATCTACGGCTCTGTAGCAGTCAATAATAATATATGTTCCAGCAGCAGCTGCTGACCAATCCATATCAATATATAATCTACCTTGTCTTACATTATGTCTTACATGTCTGTCTGGTGTCAAAATGAAATCAATATCACCCAGATATGACTTAACCATTGTGTAGTGTAAAAGTTCGACACTACTGAAATAATACAAGTCATTCAGGAACAACTGATATTTGATACTAAACATACCAGAGTTAATAACACTCTGATCAAACTTGAAGACTCTTACTACACTTTGAACTGCATCGGGAACTTGCAAGAAGTTGCCGTTTTCGTAGAAAGTGAAGGAAGATGTAATCCCTGCAATGTTTGCTGAGGTTGTGCTGGTTGTTATACCAGCATCTCCAGGCCCACCTGCTCTTCCTCTATCAATATCATCCTGACTTACAATGTATTTGAGATATGTTCTCTCAATACCATTGTAATGTCTTTCGTTGAAGAACTGAATAGCGTCATCAACAATGTCATCTAATTGCTCATCGGCAACGTTGATCTCCAAAACTGGAGCACCTAGTTGCCTTAAAGCATAGTCAATTAATTCTTGTTTTGATGTTGGCTTTGCCATTCTTCACTCCACTAGAAAGTTCCAGCATCGATTGTGTCGGTCCAAATAGGAATTCCGTCTGTACCAGTTGTAAGAACGTAGTTAGAAGTCGAAATACCGCTATCTGTAGCAACACCAGATCTTACCAATCCAGTTGAATCGAAGTATGCAACACCGTTAGGGCCATCATATGGATTTTCACCATTTGGTTGATAGTAAATACCAGCGATATCGAGGAAACCTCTTACACCAGTAAAACTATTGCCAGTTACAGTTGCCTGTGGAATATATGTCCACTTTGCAGTTGTAGTAATTGTTCCAGTGCTGGACAGAACTGTCTTTGTTACGGCACCGAAATATCCTTTACTTGTTATTGCAGTTGTTCCAAGACCAGCAGAGATGTATTCATATTCAATACCTCTATCAGCTGTATCTGCTCTTCCTTGAGAGAAAGTAATAGTAGATGCAGCACCGATAGTCTGATATGTTGGCGCACTAAGAGTAACAACTCTAGTTGCTGTATTAACCGAATAAACTGTGGAGTTTGTTGCGATACCAGATCCACTTACAATGTCACTGGTAGAAACACCTACAACACTATCAAGTGTCAGTGTTGTTGCACCAATAGAAACCTGACTCTCTACTGTTCTTTCGGAAGTTGTATCTCCAAGTCTAACTACAGGATCATTTACGGTAACTGTAGTTGCATTCTCAGAGATTGTAGATCCGTCAATCTGCAAATCACCTTTAATGACAACGATACCACCAGCACTTAAAGCACCAGGATGAGGATCCAGGTACAGAATACCAGTGTTAGATTTTGTCGAAATGATATTGCTGTTGATAACGATATCATCAACTTCCAGTTGTCCAGTAATTGTGGCCACACCAGTCATGGTTGCGCCACTTGCAAAACTGGTTAGACCAGTAACAGTCAGATTATCATCAACAACAACCAGATTCTCATATGCTGTCAAGAACAGTTGTCCTGCTCTTGTACCAATTACAGTTGTGTTTGCAACACCAATTGTAATATCATTGATGAATGCTTGACTAAACGCTCTTCCAGAGGTTCCAATATATGCGCCTTTGTCCGTATCTGGAATAATACCAGTATTGAACTTAGCTTCTCCGTTATATGTGGAAATTCCAGAAACATACAACATCGTGTTGAGTTCTGTTTGTCCACCCTCAACACGCATACCATTTTGAATGGTTGCCTGGTCGTCGATAATAACAATACCACCAGCGGAGTCCAGTGTTAAGTTACCGCTATCGGTATCAATCTCACCGGTTCCGTTAACTGCGATCTGAACGTTGTCAGCTCTCAGTTCATTAATTTTCTTGTTGGAATCTACAACGATTGCCTTGTTCGCAATCAGAGTTCCATGCAGTGCAGTGTATGCAGGAAGAAGGTCTGTATAGTATTCACCACCGATGGGGATGGGAGCGTCTGCTGTTCCATCTGGGTGACCAATATACAGTTTTCTGTAAGTCTTACCTGAACCTACATTACTACTGTCGTAAACGTAAATAAGTTCACCTTGGGCTGTACCTTCGCCGCCTGGTGCTAAATCTGGTACACTAACTCCTAGTGTACGTCTAATCTTGATAATTGATGCCATTTTTAGAAGACCCCTCCGTTAATAGTCATGTTACGGGAAGCGCCTGCAGTTATCTCAGCCGTTGATTGCCATTTTCCTGAAGCGGCGTTGTACACCAAAACCATTCCATCAGCAAGACCGTTAGTAACAATATCAATATCAGATAATCCTGCGAGAGAGTTTGTGTCTCCTGCAATTAGTGATGTTGATCTTACTTTGATTGCGTTTGTCGAACCCAATCTTACGGAATAGTTTGTCATCTGGTTACTCCAGGTCGAACAATAGCCGTGCCTTCAACAACTCTCGTTTGATAGTTTGCGGGCGATGTAATAACGACATCATAAACATGTCTCCCCTCTTTTAAAGAGGAGGTCTGGGCATCCGACAAGGCGATAGTAATCTTACCGTTGGCGGCATCCGTGACTGAAGTAGTAAAGGTTGTTACACCCGTGCTTGTATACGTCTTCCTCATTTGTGCAGAAGCAGCATACCCAACTAAACTTAACGGAGAATTAGTAGTTGGGTCCTCAATGGTATAAGTGACATTAAAGTCCGCGCCCTTATTGATATTAAGGTTGGCGACGTAAACAGCCATTACTACTCGTCATACCAAGATCTGAACTATTTATTCAGAACTTGAAGTAGGAGTGATTTTAACTCAGCAATTTCTTCTTTAATGCTATCAATTTCACTTTGTTGTGCCTGTCTGTTTTCTCGGTTGCGAATGTATTCTTCGTAACCTTGTGTATTTGTATTGACAATAGCATTTGTATTCTGATCTCTTTTGAGAGTTGGATTTCCCTCTACAGAGACCAGATTTTTTGCAGCACTACCGTAGTGATATTCTAGCAGTAAACTGTGTGGGTTGATCATAATTAAGCAAGTGCGATTACTCTTAAATCTTTCAGTGTTGGAGGTTCGGATTCATTAGTTCCAGCGAACACGATCTTGATTTGGAAAGCGTTAAACTTATCAAGATTGTCGGCCGTAAATACATGTTCAATGAATTCACTGCCGAAACTGGGAGATGTTCTAACATCAGTTGTTCCGTCTGGAACTTGTGTATCAGCAAAGGAGAATCCAGGGAAGAGTTCGAATGTGGGATCTGCTTCTCCAGAATCTGTTCTGAACAATCTATAAAGAACTCTAATGTCACTAGTGTCTGGTCTATTAGCACCGAAGAGAACTTTCAGAGAAGTTGCTGGATTCTCCAACTGAATTCTTGGGCCGTTATAAACACTAGCATGAGGGTCATCTCTCAAAGCATTGACTCTGCTATCAGTTGCATAGTCACTGATGGGCGAATCAATTCTGTTTCTTTGTAGAGTTACATTAGCAACGTCAGTTCTTACCTGAGGCGAATAGTATTTGTTTCCAGACTCTAAATTGATTCCAATAGTAAACGATCTGTTCTTGGGAAGATCAGCGAGATATGTTGTCTCGTTAACTCTCGATGCCACAATTCTTGGAGTATCGAATGTGTTGAGTTGATCCAGAACGATATTCTCAAATCCTTGATCGACGAACGATGCTTCTGTTCCACTTTGACTTGTACCAGAAGTTGTTCTTACTGTTGCACTAACAGTTGTGTTCTGACCAGGAGTGCTTACAAGGAATCTTGGAGTGAAGGAACTGAATTGAAGGTTTCTGGATGCCCATGCACCTTCTCCACCAGCAGTCTTCTCATCTTTGAATGAAAGTTGCTTATCTCCAGTTTGTCTTCCAGCAGGACGATCGATTGTCAAGTAATACCTGTCAAATGTCTTGTTCTCTTGAAGACCAGCTGTGGTTGGCATCTTGAGATCAGTATTGATTCTTGTCAGAGATACACCATTGAGTTCATACTTATAAACATCAGCACCTGCTGTATGAGTTTGAACGGTAGTGTTATCGACACCTCTAGTTGCAATACCAAGTGTTCCAGAACCGATGCTATCATAGTAGATAATTTCTGCTCCAACCTTAGCATAACCCTTAGTTGTCGCAATACCTTCAAACGTTGAAAATGGAGTTGTGTTTGCAACAGAAATTGCAGTTGCACTAACCGAAAGATCACTTTGAAGTTTTACGGGATCAGAATCTGGTCTGAGGCTTCTCAGAGAAACATAGTTAGATGCAGACACATTACCATGCGAGGGACTATTAACTTCAATTACATTGCCCTCATTAATTACGCTTGTAACAGAAGAACTTCTGATAGTAGTGCTTGTTACAGCAACTCCAACAACTCCAGAGTCGGGATACCACAGAAGATTATTCGATACCGTAAAGCTTTCACCTTGGACGTTTGTTGCGTAAATAGTGTCAGTATTATACTTTGCACTTACTGTAACCTTAGCATTTACACCTCTTCCACCAACAGAAGATGTTGTAAGTCCGAGAGTATCTCCA